AAATTGTATGGTAGTGCTTTAATTGGGCGAGATAATTATATGTAGGACGTTGGAACATTATGATTTGATTTTGAATTGCTAAGTCGAGTAGGTGTAAATTCATATTATAATTACAAAACATATTATTTATGCGACAAATGCTGTGGTTGCGGCGGCCACTCCAGCAGGAGAACCACCAGCAGCCAAATATGCAATACCTGCTTTTCCAGCTCGTTTCCCTATATCCTGTACGCCCTTGTTGATGCTTTTCTGTGCCTTTTTACGCTTCTTACTCGTCATTGCCTTTTTAGCAGATAGTCTCTTGACCTCATTAGTGTCACCAGCTTTACGAGCTATTTTTTGAGCCTTTTTCTGTCGACGCTTACGCCTTACAAGTTTCCCCTTTTTATCGATGTCACGTACGCCTTTGCCAATTGTATCGAATACAGTCATTTTATATATAGTCTAAATATTTTTTTGATTTTCTATTTCTTTTTTGTCATCTTCAAATATTAGTTGGTTATAATTTCTGTAAAATACAAAATCTGATCCACTCCTCAACGATGTATCAATGAGCATAAAGTCGTAACGGTTTTTATATGATGCTCGCATCAATTCATCTGCCTCCTTTTTCGGCATCAACATGTATTCATTCTGTATTGATTCTATTTCTTTGTTAGTTTTTGGTTTGAAAAGAAATATCAGATTAGCATTTGATCTCAATGCAGGAGATAAATCTATTACACGATGACCAATCACCCAAATACTGAGATTCAAGTGCCTCCTATTTTTTACTAATTGGGTTAATTGTTTTTCGTTTTCTTTTAAGCGAAGTTGACTTGATACATCATCTAAAATAAGGAGGGTATGATTTCCTTCTTCAACCGCATTATCAGTCACAGAATCAACTAAATCAAACATGTCCTCTGAAATACTATTAAACTTTTGGTCATCGCTTATATTTTCTAAGGGACTGTTTTTTATTGTATGTGCAGAAGGAGAAACTAAAATAATATTATCAAACATATTTCTATAACTCCTTTTATGCTTTTTGTCTTTTGTGGTTTTGTTGCTTTTCAAAAGATTTACAATTAAATTACTTTTCCCTGAACCTGAAGCACCACTAATGATAAAAAAATGTGAAGTTGACATCAATGGAGCTGCGACTGTTCGTCCTTTACTATCACATATAGCTTCATCACAATGCATTGCTATTTTTGATATAGACAAATCTGAGTTTGGTATCTCTACAATCATTTTATATATATCAGAATATAAAAATGAAAATCAATTTTTTATACAAATAATAATTCTGGCTTGGTTCTTACAGGTGGCGTTAGTGTAGATTCCTTAACAATTTTTTCACTTTTTCGTGCTGCCATATCGGCTTTAGAAGCTCGAGGTTTTCTTGGCTTTTTTACCACTGGTTTAGGTTGATTCATTTCCGCCATATAGGCTTTCATTTGCCTTGCTGTCATGGGTTTATCATCAGGATCAACATCTGCTACAGGAACAGGCTTTACTGGGTGTGTTGTTGAATCTAATTCATTTACAACCTTTTTCTTTCTATCACGCAATCGTTGATCATTGGCTAATTGTTTAGCCGTTCTTGGTTTTTTTACAGGTTTAATCATAGGGACATTATCTTCCTCATCGCTCGATGAATCTGATGTAATTTCAACAATAGCATCACTAGAAAGTTTTTCAACTGGTTCTCGAATAATTTTTTTTCTAGGCATTGTATATATATATATATGGATAATATTAAAAAATTACAAACCACAGAAGATTTTGAATTACTCGACAATAATATTGAAAAAATATTAAATGACAAAGTATACCATGAGCGTGATTGGAATGCAGACGAGATTGAAATGTTTGTTTCGCAATTTAACTCATTTCAAGATGATGCTAAAGAAAAGTTAATTGATATGGATCGTCTTGATCCTAATTTTGTATCAGAAAAAGAATACAAAGAAAAATTCAGTGGTTTTGATGACGCCACATTGGCATATATGTGTAAACTTGAAAATAAGAAACTTGAAGATACACGAATTCCACCCCTAATTATAAGAAACGAATCTGTAACTTTGGCTGATAATTTTTCTAAAGAAATATATATTAATGAAAAGACAGACACAGAATGTGACTCAGATTGTCAAAGTGATATTGGGCGATTTAAAACCCAAGAAAAAGAAGCGTAAAAAGCGTAAAAAATCCCCACCTAAACCTCGTAGTGCTATCGATGTAGCTCGTAATCCAAAGCCATATCAATTCAATCTATACACTCCCCCATTTCCTTCTGTTATTTATCACCAACCCAAAGCAAATGCTATATCGCAAAATGTAGCAAATACTTTTCGTAATATTCAAGCAGTCAATGCAAAAGAATTAGAAAGACTTCGCGGCGATTTTACAGCGTATAGACAAGAATCCCAAACTATATTTAAGAAGCTTGTTGCATTTCCAAGAGAACGAGCAATTATTGAATCGCCTATTGAAGAGCCTGAAGAGCGTGTTGTTGAAGAGCCTATTGAAGAACCTATTGAATCCCCAGATGAAAAAACGCTCATGGAACAAGCAGGGAAAGGAGCTGGTAGATTAACCGAACCTGAAACAAAAATATCACTACCACCTCGTAATCCAGAGGACGAATTGCCATCACGACGTAAATATCAGCGAAAAAATAAATCCATGGCTATGCTGAAGCGAGAACTTCAATCAGAAAATATTTCGTTTCCATCAAAAATTAAAGCAAAAGAATTACGATTATTAGCACAAAACAATGGAATTAGTATTCAATTATAACCTCATCAGTCTATATAAATGGGGAAACTGTTTTTTCTAGTAATGTACAGTGACTTTGATAAAACTCGGATTGCATACGCAGGTTTATATGATAGCAAACAAGAAATATTGAGACGAATAAAGATTTTAAATTATAACGATTTAGTGTATAGAAAGACAAAATATAAAACACTCAAGTCACTCTTTCAGTGTGTAGAAATACCTTCTCATAAAAAGTTTATGTTTAATAATTATTGCCTCTGTGATTATAATAGGAAGAGACGACAAAATGTTTAAAATATATAATCTGATCTGATGTTTATATTTATTATTAAGAGAGAAATAATTAATAAATAAAAAATATTAAAATAAATAAAATCTATAAATCTATTACAAATATTCAATTTTTTATTTCCAGTATAAGTTCTTCTATTAATTTTTCTGGAATTGTATGTCTTAAATCCAGTCGGTTCATTCCACTTTTATTTAAATAACTAAAACTGGGGTGCTTTCCATCTTTTATTATTTCACAATCTTTCTTACATTTTTTTAAAGACAAATTGGGAATATTATTCCAAAATCTCGTTCGCTTTCTTATACCAAATCCATACTTACAATAATCACAATCGTTATATTGTATCCCCTCCATAAATGGTCTGTTCTTTAATTTTCCTGTTTGCGGATTTTCTATTATCCATATTTCGGGGTTAAAATATTCTATTATTTCTAATGTTTTTTTCACAAGATTATCTGCGTGGGTTAAATCCTTATTCTTTTTTTCGGGACGACAATTATTCATTATACTATAATCGTCACACGGGGGCGATGCTGTGATTAGACGGAAATAATCTTTGGGATATTTTTTGTAATCCCATTTTAAAATATCTTCTGTAATCGTTGCCCTTCCATCTACATCTAAACTTACAATATTATAACCAATCTTCTTGCTGACTTTTCCAAAACTACCTGTCCCACTAAATAATTCTAAATGGTTCATATATATTTTATAAATAAATAAATATTTTACCATATATATTAATAAATTCTCTCTATGATAATATTTTGAATCACAAAAAATATTAATATATATAAAATCTTATTAAACTTCCACCTCCACCTCTTGTTTCACATCTTGAGTTTGTTCATTCGTTATTTCTGTTGAAGGAGGTTTCAGATTTGAAATATCATATTCTGATAATAGCACTGAAATTGATGTGCCTCTGTTGTTGGAAATAGTTCGTAGCATATTATAAGACCCAGTTTCATCAGCTTGTTTTAAAACGATTTTTACTATTTGTCCTTCATTCAATCCCAATACAATGAATTTCTTGAGATAGGATGCAATCGAAGACCCAGTAATTTCACCTCCATTTTTTTGACTAAACAATGCCTTCTTTTCAGAATCACCTAAATATTTCTTCACCATATCAGTAAACTTTTTCACATTTATCACGTTCTTTTTCTGACCATATTTTTTTATAGTCTTATACCTATTACGAATGAAAATTATTTTGCTACCATCTACGATAAGATGATTTCTATTCTCATCATAATTTTCTTTAGGTTTAGCATGTAAGTCA